TTCTTGGTGATTGAGCCTGCGCCATATTTGTCGTAAAATAAGGTAACTTTTGGAGGTTGTATGCCTGAGATTTTAATGAATGACAAAGTAATTAACGTGCCTGAGAAGCTAGCTGTGGCGTTGGTAAAAATGAAAAAAGCCACTTACGTTGCCAAAGTAGAGCAATCTGAAGAAAGCGAAGAAAAGCCAAAGCGCACTTACAAAACTAAAGTATTGAAGGCAGACGAAGAATGAAAATACTGGGCTTTGAGTTTGGGCGCTCTAAAGCCCTTAACGCAGTAAGTAATCGCGGAGGCTGGTGGCCTTTGGTCAATGAGCCGTATTCAGGCGCATGGCAGCAAAACAAAGAACTCACCACAGAATCGGTACTTCGCTTCTCGGCTGTCTTTGCTTGCGTTTCTGGAATCTCGCTTGATATTGCCAAACTGCAACCGCGCTTAATGACACGGAACAGTGAAGGCATCTTAGAAGAATCAGCATCTTCGCCTTATGCGCGTGTCTTGAAAAAGCCTAACCGCTATCAAAACCGCATCAAGTTTATCGAAAACTGGGTTTTGTCTAAGCTGCTTTATGGCAACACCTACGCACTGAAAGAACGTGATAGCCGAGGTATTGTTACTGGCTTGCAAATCCTAGCGCCTGCTAATGTCACTGTTTTGGTGGCTGATGATGGTCAAGTCTATTATCAATTGCGCCGCGATAACTTAACGCAGAATCAGGATGTGACTATTCCCGCAAGTGAGGTTATCCATGATCGTGGCGTTTGTCTATATCATCCTTTAGTCGGTGTTTCGCCTCTTTATGCTGCTACACAATCGGCATCTGTTGGCCTCAACATCATGGACCAGAGCGAAGGGTTCTTTAAGAATAAAAGCGCCCCAGGTGGTGTTTTAACAGCTCCAGCCCGTATCAGCGAAGAAACAGCCGCACGATTGAAAGCACATTGGGAAAACAACTACACAGGCGACAACTCTGGCAAGGTTGCCGTTTTGGGTGATGGCTTGAAGTTTGAACAATTGACAATGACAGCCGTAGACGCTGAATTGATTAACCAATTGAAGCTCTCTGTGCAAGACATTGCCCGAGCTTTCCGCTACCCGCTCACAAAGTTGCAGACAGGCGCATTGCCAGTATCAAACAACGTGCAAATCGAGCATGGCTACTACTATGCCGATTGTTTGCAGCCTATCATTGAATCAATGGAGCTTTGCCTTGATGAAGGTTTAGAACTGCCTGATCGCTACATGGTAGAACTCGATTTAGAGGGCTTGAGCCGCATGGATACTACAAGTATCTACTCTACGATCAGCGAAGGCATTAAGGGTGGTTTCTTGGCTCCTAATGAGGGTCGTAAGCGTTTGAACTTGCCATCTGTTAAGGGTGGAGATTCGCCGTTTCTACAAGTTCAGAATTACTCGACTGAGGATTTGTCTAAACTTCGATCAATGGAGTTTGAGGCGATGCAATCACAAAAGGATTCGCAGGACAATCAGCAAAACGACACGCCTGATAACAACCAAGACGACACGCAGGAACAAACCCGCGCCATGATCGATCGCATCCGTAAAGGCATCTTAAATGTTGACTGATTTTGACAAGGCCCGAATTGATGGGTACACAGGCACAGCGGCTGAGTTTGTTTTTGAAACATACAAAGCTAAAGGTTTTGACGCAGCGCGTGAGATGGGCTACACAGGCCCAGAATATGAGCTAGTCGAGATGGTGACACACGAAGAAGCACAAAAGGCCGCAAACGCTGACCGCTTGGCTTTACGTGGTGATTCTGCTTATCAAGTTGCCGTGTCAAAAGGTTTTGATGGTGACGAATCCGCGTGGCTCAAGTCTTTGATGGGTTCGGACGGTCTAAACGCTTATGAGATCGCTGTCTCCAAAGGGTTTGAAGGCGATGAATCTGTTTGGTTGCAATCCTTGCATGGTTCGGATGGTTCAAGCGCCTATGAACTAGCCTTGCACAACGGATTTGATGGCACAGAGAAAGAATGGATTGATTCTCTCAAGGCTTTAGACGGTTTGAGCGCTTATGAACTTGCTCAGTCTTTGGGCTTCTCTGGAACGCTTGAACAATTTATTGCATCACTCAAAGGTGAAGTAGATTACAAAGAAGTTAAAACCATTGTTGAAAAAGTACATAGCGATTTTCTATCAAAAGAAGCAGAGCAAGTGAAAAAAATATTGTACGCATAAAGGATAAAAATGCTCTTAATGGGATAAAATGCCATTATCTTAAAGGAGCATTTATGCAGTGGATTAAACAAGAAAAATCAATGAAGCGAATTGACATTCCATCAGTCAGGATAAGAGAAAAAGGCATCGCACTTAATGTGCCAATGTGCAAAGAATATGCTATTTCGACTGGAATGGAGTGTGAGGTTTATCTAAGCGGTGACAAAAAAAGCATAGCTTTTAAGTTCATGGATTCACAAACCAATGATTCTTATGCGGTCACTAAAGATGGTGGCAGTGGCGGCGGCGGTCTTTTTATTGCTTGCGGTAAATTTGTTTCAAAAATAAATGTATCTAAAGATCAAAAGAACAAGCCAATCACTGTATTGCATGACATTGATTCAGGCTATGTTTACTTTAATGTAATGCCTGCATTTGACCGCCGATTGTCAATAACAAAGCCTTTGGTTTCAGAAACTGGTGTTTACCGCTACATTTATGATGATGAAGTTGTTTACATCGGTCAGGGTGTATTGAGAAGCAGATTTTCTGAAAAAATCCGTGAAAGCTGGAACTATGACGATGTTGAATACATGGTAATTGAATCAGAGGATGAAAGATTCAACATTGAAAAAAAGCTCTTAGATGAGCATAAACAAGTAAATGGCAAATTGCCTTTTTATAACCGAGTTGGGGGTAGGAATGTCCGATAGTCCTTATGTAGTTGTCGCCAAGTGGCTTAAATCATCTTTGCCTGAAATCATTGCAAATGAGGTAGAGCAAAACCGCGATCTTCTAAAAGGCGATATGCCTGCACACCAATGGGATGGGACACGCCTGCGCTTTGAACGACCCGATGGCACTTGGGGGCAATGGGTAGAGCTGAAAGGACTTGCACAGGTTGCAAGCATGGGCGCAGGCTCTTTGACCATCCAGCAATTCGCAGACGGTGTGGCTAATTTCCCTGCTAGTGGCAAAGCGCAGGTTTTGTACTTTGACACATCGACAGACCCATACACAATGTATGTTTGGGATGGCACTGCTTATGTCGCTGTCGGTGGTGGTGGTGGCGGCGGCACTGCTTACACGGTAGCGGTGGCAGGCAAGAACACTAGCGGCGCGTTAATCCATAAAGGCACGCCCGTAATGGCCACAGGTACTCTAGGAGCATCTGGCATTATCACAATTGCGCCGATGGATGGCACAGACCCTGACAATTACAAGTATCTGATAGGCATTGCTGGTGCTGATATTGCCGTTGGTGCTACAGGCGATGTGGTTGACACTGGAAAGGTGCGCGGCTTTGATACTACGGCATGGAATGAGGGCGAAGTTCTTTGGATTTCAACTACTGCGGTAGGTGAGCTGACAAACGTAGAGCCGACAAGTGGCCTAAAAATGCCAGTTGCCTTTGTGGTGACAGACCATCACACAAACGGCGAAATCATGGTGCGCGTCACGCCCGTAGACGAAAACGCCCATGTAAAACAAACCTTTGAGACTGTCTCAAAGAATCTTGTAGCCTCTGATGCTACTTTAAATTACAATGATGGTGAGTTAAGCTCTGTTGTGTACACCAATGGCATTACAAAAACGTTAGCTTACTCAGGCGGCAATATAACAACAGTAACACTATCAGGGGCAACGCCAAACGGCATTGATCTTGTCAAAACGATGTCTTATGACAATGGTGAGATAGTTGGGATTGCTTACTCTTAACTTGTAATCAACAGCCGAGGGGCTCTATAATGCCTGCATTTGTAACAGATGGAACTACGGGCATGGATGCACCTTCGGCAATTGCAAGCGGCTTTGCAATAAGCAAAATTTACTATGCTCTGGCTGGCCTTTTTGGGGGTTATATGCTGTCATTCTTTTGGCAACCTGCAAAACTCAAAGGTCATGGCAGATTAGGCGCAGGAGCCATAATCGGTGGAATTTCCGTAGGCTCTGCTGTTATTTTTGGCGGTGCTTTAAGCATATTTTTAGGACTAGACCCAAATGACGCAAATATCGCCCTTGCTGTTGGCGGTGGCATTGGCATTGTGGCTGTTGCAATCGTTAGTCTCTTGGCTAATTTCTTTGATAAGCGCGAAGGCAATGATTTGCTGGAAGTGGTGCAAGAAATCCGCTCAGTGGGTGTCAAAAAACCGACACGCAAGCCAGCCGCCAAAAAAGTAGCAGCTAAAAAAGTTGTTAAGAAAGTCAAAAAATGACGGATAAGCAAGTGGCATTTTGGCTAATCGTAATGATGGTTATTGAGGTGCTGGCTGTTGGCATCGCTTTCTTTTACGTTTTCCCTCAAGATTCTGACCACTTGCACGTTTTGCAAAAGATTGGTTTCACCCTTTTAGTATTTGGTTTGGTGGTGCAGATCGTTCGATCTATTCACTACCTTGAGAATGGCTTTTATCCGATAGATAGGTATTTTCCGATGTGGATTTCAAAAGACCTTATTTTCTATTACGCTTTCATTCACAAAAAACAAACTAACACTTAAAAGGTAATAAAATGGGGCCTATCCTAACTAATCGCTCTGCCATGTTGCAGATTGAAAAAACCATGCAATACAAAGCAGTAGCTCCACATTCGGCATTTTGTAACGGTCAAAAGCTAGACATTGAAGGTATCTCAGTGGTCAGCATTGCTGATAACCTTGTTGATACAGTTTCGTTCAAATACACCCTAGTAGATAAAAACGGCGTTTTTGCTGGTGACGGTGTTTGCAGTCTCGGCCCTGAGAGTTATTCTCTGTGGGATGCTTCGGCGGCTGGCGCTTATCGCTTAGTCTGCGAGGCTATTGGACTTGAGTTGCTAGATGCTTAATAAGCTGAAAGAATGGGCTGTTGTAATCGCACTGATTACATCTGGCCTTTCTATTAAAGTCAGCTATACAAATGAAAAGCTAGAGTTTGAGCTAGAACGCGCAAAACAGGCTCTAGCCGAACAGCAAAACAGCTTTGGATTGGCTGGTGTTTGTGATTGACGTATGCCGCGCCGTTTACATGGTAAATGCGCCTCGCATGATGGATGCCATGTGCCTATGGGCTGAATACAACCTAGACACATGGCTTGCCGTTACTTGCGGTTAGAAGCTATAAGAAGCGCCAACACCTACACCAGTTTTACCCGCTGCTGACTTGGCAATATTTGCACTAATACGAGACTGTGCATTGATAAAGTGGCCAACACCTGCGCTAATAGCTTGTTCGCTACCGTAGAAGCCATAACCCACAGTCACCGATGTTTTTTTGTCTTCGCTATACGCCACAGACGAATTAGCCGATGAAATGGCCATTGTCATAGCACCAACAGCGTTAATCTCACGTTGCAACAATCCTTCAGCCGCCACAGCCCGATCGCGCTCTGCTTTGACTTCTTTGCGTACTTCGTTCACTTGGGCTGTGCTATTTGAGTTGACGGTAGCAACTTGGCTATCTGTGTAGCTATTAGCAGATGCAAGGGCTGCATTAGCCTTGGCTGTGGCGTCATTTGACGCTTTTGTAGCGTTAGAAGCTACGGTGCTATTTGTTGCGTCAATCCGTCCATCAACGCGAGAAACCTCAGTGGTGATAGTTGACTGTGTCGCAGTGATTTTGCTGTCTGTATAGGTATTTGCACTGGATAGCGCGGCATTTGCCTTTGCTGTTGCATCATTAGCCGCCGCTGTCTTGTTGGCTGAGACAGTAGATGTAAGGCTGGTGATGTTGTTGTTTGTGGTGTAAAGCTGTGAGCCGTTAATCAACTCAGATGATGTGGCAGAGATAACGCCTGTACCTGCGTTGACCTTGCCACCAAAAGTAGCGCCTTTCCATGATGTAAGGTAGCCTGAGCTGTCCACAGTCACGTTAGCGTTACCCAAAGTAACAACACGACCAGTAGAAGCAATCAAGTTCACATCACGACCATTACCGCTGATATTAAGGTGGTCTACACCAGTTCCCATGATGCCTTTGAGACGCATAAAGCCATTGCCATCAAGAACAGCCTGACCAGTGGTTGAGCCGTCTGGCTTCTTTCCGATAAGAGTCAAAGAACCTGATGCTGATGTGATTGTGTCTGCGTTAGCTGATAAAGCAAACAGCGCAGCGATAAGAGTGAGTTTTTTCATTTTGTAACCTTATGATTGAGTGCGACTTTGCACAAGAGGTATTTTGACTACAAAACTTTCTAGATTCTTACATTTTGCAAATTAAAAACTCAAGCAATGTAAAAAATGTAATTGGCTATAATCAGATCAATCAATCTAGCCAATCTAATGCAAGTTAGATAAAATACGGCTAGAAGCATAAAGGATAGAGAATGAGCGTTACTAGCACGACATTAGCAGGCGTAAACGTTTGGCGTTTTAGTGGCGCGGTGACAGATGCCGAGATTAAAACAGCGTGGGCTGCATTGATTGTTAACCAACGCTACAAGCCTGGTCGGTATATCTATATTGATGATACTTGTTCTTTGGTAAACGTACGCGGAACTTATTATGTTGATTGCGAAGCCTATGGCGTAATTCTGCATAGTTCACGAAACAAGACAAATACGCTTTTTAGTAACTGGATGCTAATCCAAACAGTAGGATTATCCGTAGGCAATCGTTCAAACTTTGTGCGAGTGACTAACGGCTCAACCATCACAAATACAACGTCAGATGGTTTGGACATGAAGGGTGGCGGGTTTGTTTACGCTGTTCAAGGAAACCCAGGTGGCAGTGACCCAAGGTATTTGAATGAAATCATGATTGGCTCTTTGGATGGGTCAATTGTTACATCTGCTGCTTACACCGAGCAAGAAGTGGAACCGACTTCTATTGGTACACTTTGGAAGGGTTTAAACCTTCAGAAAGTGCTGGCATTTCCTATCTTGGCCCAGTCTGGCGGGACTCAACGTCAAGTTGTTTATCGCTCTGCATTAAACACAGAAAGTGCAAGCCAGCGAATTGTTAGACCTTATTACAACAACTCGGTATGCTACGTTTCCAGCACCGTTCGCCGCGCTGGTGCTGCTGTAACTTCAAACCTTGCGGATACTTTTGGCTCTAACGGTTCGGCAGTGATTATGTGTTTAAATAATTACACGGATGAAAGCTGGTTTGGCGCAAGCAAAACTTCAATGACATCGGCTAACTGGAACGCAGGCAACCGATTTATTGGCGGCGTGATGAAGAAGATTCAAGTGCAACCAAGCACATTGATTCGCACTTATGACAGCCGCAGCACGACAGTAAGTCAAAAAAGCACTTTTAGTGAGACAACTAGCGATTTCCTGAGTGGCACTGACAGCACCACGGCTGATGCAAGCACGGGCCGCGCTCAAATTGTGTGCGTGGGTGCAATCGCTACTGGTTCAAGTATCTCAATTACGCGATACACAGGACAGAAATTCACTTTGCAAAAGTTTGGCTACCAAGTGCAAATTGAAACTCCAAATATGACATTTGGTGACGATGATTTGTCGGCATACGCTCCAATCACTATGACTGCACAAGGTGGTATTGCGCGAACACAATCAGAAATAAATTCAGCAACGACAATAAATGATTTTCAGCAACTATTAGAAGAATTACACGTTTTAGCCATTTCTCAAGTTGGTGCTGCTTCGTATAACGGCTACAACAACGGCAATTTGTTTAGCTTTTCTGGCGGTGTACTGACAACAAACTTTGCAAGCGTAACCGTTAACGCTACCGCCGCGAGCAAGATTAGCTACAACAGCACTACAAACGCGCTAACGATTAAATCGTCAGTATTGGCATCAAATAGCACTGTAACTCAGTGGAATAACGCAAGCGGTACAGTTACATTGTCAAATGGGGCTGTAATTCAAGGCGTATATCAATCTAGTGCTGGTACATCTACCACATGGCAATTTGAAAACGTGGAAATCGGCACATCCCTAGCTATCTATGATGCTTCTGGTGTTACAAAGTATTTCCAAAGCCAAGTCACATCGGCTGGCACGTATGCTTATTACATTGCACCAGGTGCTACGGGCACTTATACCTACGCTGTTGAGAAATACGGCTCCAAACGTGAAACAGGTACGTTCTTGGCTGGCACAGGTGGTATCTTGTACTACTCGCCAGATTACGCTGAAGACGTAGGCATCACAGAGGCCACGCAAGCCACAGTTGAGGCGTATACAAGCCTAGAGACACCAAGCAAGGTATATGACCGCACAGCCGTTTTCCGCTTGACAGAGCAAGGCATCAAGATTGGTCAAATGTTTACCCGCTCTGGCACTTCGCTTGAGGTTCAAACTGGATTTAGCCATAAGATCAACAAAGACTCGGCCGCTGTTATTGGCGTGGCTGGTGGCGTGATTACGACTAAATCAACCTCATACGCAGGCGACAGCAAGTACAGCACAGAGATTGCTATCCCGCCTGCATCTATCACAGCAAACACTACAGAAATTATCACAATCAATCGAGAGGATGCCTTTGGTAATTCTTCCGTAAATATCCAAGCGTCTGGAATCAGCACGTTTGAGATTTGGAAGATTACGGATGCAACCGACCCAGACGATTACGAGACGGGCGAATTGCTTGATACTGTGGGCGTTGGTGTGTATCGTTTCATTTCAGCGAACGGCTACAAGATGGTTATCCGTGACACTACAACCAACTTCCGTGTGGTCAGTGAGATGGAAAAGGGCAACTATGAAGCGGCTCTATTCTTTGGCGCGGCTGTTCAACTTGCTCAAGCCCCTCAAGTAATTGAAAACGGTGTAAAACTTGATGTGTTGCAAGTGCAGATAGATGAGATCAAGGGCACAGGATTTGCAAGCAATAAAAATAGCTTAGTGAAACTGCGCCAACACGTAACCAACATGAATAATGTGTAAAGTATAATAAATGCGCGACACTTTTAACAAGCTTGAAACGCTTTCTGGGGTGGGCGTGTCGCAACACCCCTATCCTTTTCAAGAGGGTTATATGAAAACTTGCACAAAATGTAATATTGAAAAACCATTTGAACGCTTTACCATTGCTAAGGGTAAATACATAGCTCGATGCAAAGACTGCGTGAATGAACAGTCAGCTCAGTGGTATGCACAAAACAAAGAACGACACTTGGCAAGCAGTAAGGCGTGGTTTGAAGCTAACAAAGATCGAAAGCACGCTACAACAAAGGCATGGGTAATTGCCAACAAAGAAAAGATAAGCCAAGATGCCGCCAAGCGTTATTTGGAAAACAAAGACGCAATTCTTGAAAATAACCGCGCTAAATATCACGCAAACATTGAGAAAGAACGCGCACGAGGTCTGGCTTATGCAAAGGCGCACAGAGAAGAACATAATGCAAGGGTACGCAAGTACAGAGAAAATAAGATTCAACGAACTCCCGCATGGACTAATGAATCTGACAGGCTACGAATGAAATGCTATTACCAAGTAGCCAAGATGCGTACACGTGAAACTGGTGAAACTTGGTCGGTTGACCACATTGTGCCGCTGCAAGGTGAAAACGTTTCTGGGCTTCATGTTTCTTGGAACTTGCAAGTTATCACAAAAAGAGAAAATATTGCAAAAGGCAATAAACACATTACAAACCAAATCTAAGGCAGGAAAATGAACGCTGAAATTCTGGACGCGCTAGTCCACACCATCAAAGAAGCAATCACACTCGAAGGCGCAAAGATTCGCCAAGAGTTGATGGAAGACCAAAAGCGCATGGTTATCGGATTGGCTAAAACAACCGTTCGCCGTGACCTTGATGGTGCAATTGCTGACATGGAAAAGCGTTTACAAGAAAAGCTCACAGAGCAAGTGAAATCCATTCCTACGCCTCAAGACGGTAAGGATGGTCAATCGGTAGATATGGAAGTTGTCAAAGGTTTGGCAGAGGCTTGGCTGGCTGATAACTTCAAACAACCCGAAGACGGTAAAGACGGGACGGACGGGCAAGACGGTAAGGACGCGATTCAAATCGACATTCTGCCAATGATTGACGCATCCAAGACTTACGCCAAAGGCACTTACGCCCAACACGATGGCGGCGTTTATAAGGCTTCACGCAACACAGACCCGATTGAAAAGGCAGAGCCACACCGCGCTGGTTGGGATATGGTTTTGCGTGGCGTTTCAACTGTTGAAGTTCATCCGATTGATGAAAGCACATTTGCGGTTAAAACCAAAATGACGGGCGGCGCTGACCAAGTGGTGAAAATGTCTATGCCTACGATGGTATACAAAGAAGTTTGGAAAGACGGAGAGACATACCAAAAAGGTAACGTGGTAACTTGGGGCGGCTCAATGTGGCACTGTCAAAAATCTGACGTTACCTCAAAGCCTGCGACTTCGGACGAATGGAAATTGTGCGTGAAGCGCGGCACAGACGGAAAAGATCTGAACGTGGCAAAACTTGCAAAGCCTGACTTCTACAAATTGGGGGCCGAATGAGTAGCTACAAAATCACAGTACAGGCCACCACAGAGCCAATCACACTAGCAGAGGCCAAAGCACAATTGCGCGTAGACCACACGGACGAAGACACGCTAATCACGACCTACATCAAAGCAGCGCGGCAACACGCCGAACGCTTCACAGGTTTATCACTTGCAGCCCAAACGCTCCAAGCGGTCTATGTAGGCGAAGATTTGTCTATCCCTTTGCCGCTATCCCCAGTGGCCTCAATCACTAGCGTTACCGATGGAACAGCAGCGGTAGAGTACACGGCTGACCTTGATTCTGTACCTGCTATGGTTACAGTCACGACAATGCCAGACAAGCTAGTGACCACTTATGTGACCAATGCATCTATGGTGGAGACAGATATTAAGCTGGCTTTATTGTTGTTAATTAACCACATGTATGACAATCGCGGCATGGTTGAATCAATGACGGTAGAGCGTATTGAAGAAGCGTATCTCAGACACCATCGAGTAGCGAAGGGCATGGCATGACCACAATTGATGCTGGCAAGTTTGACCGCCGTGTGACTTTAGAAGCCAAGACGCAGACGCAATCTGAGCTTGGTGACTTGGAAGTTACTTGGACAGCCATTGCAACAGTGTGGGCGCGTAAACTTTCTAGCAAAGGCCGAGAGTTTTACTCAGGTAATCAAATCTTAGGCGCTGACGATGTAGGAATTCAGATTCGCTATTCAAACGCCGTGTCAGTGATTGACCAAACATCACGTTTTATATTTGATGGCAAGACTTACAACATCAAATCAATTGATGAAGTAGACCGCAAAAACATCATCACGATTTTTGGAACGGCAGGCACTAACAATGGCTAATAGTATCAAGATTGAAGGACTTAGAGAGCTTGGCGAAGCCTTGCGCGGTCTTTCTTATGATATGGCCTCAAAAGCTGCTAGACAGGCCACAGCCGCTGGTGCAAGTGTCGTGCGTAAAGCTGCAAGGCAAAATGCGCCAAAGGACACAGGCAACCTAGAAAAAGCCATTGTGATGAAGCGTAAACGGGTTACAAACTACACCGAAGAATATAACGTTGCTGTTCGCGTTGGTAAGAAGTCAGACATTAAGAAAGCAAAGGCGGGCACAGGGCCGCTTGGGAAATCAGCATATTACGCTTCGTTTTTGGAGTTCGGAACTGTTAAAATGAGTCCACGCCCTTTTTTAGGGCCATCTTTAGAAGCAAACATAAACCAAGCCACTGAAGCAATGAAGAAAAGACTTGCTGCAAGGATTGAAAGATACAAAGGCAAATGATTAACCCAATAACGACCGAAAGACCAAACTCTTTTCCTAAAGGGTTTTATGTCTACGGCCATTATTTGCCTAACGGTGATCTCAAGTATGTCGGCAAAGGTCAAAAGTACCGAGCTTGGGATTTCACGCATAGAAGCAAGGTTTGGAAAAACTACGCAAAGAAACACGGATTCTCTGTAAAGCTATTGGCTGAGGATGTGCCAGAGGCTGAGGCTTTTGAATTGGAGACATTTGTTATTGACTTCTTTGGAAGAAAAGACAAAAAAACAGGAAGCCTCATAAACCTTACTGATGGTGGCGATGGCGCTTCAGGTGCTGTTAGAACTAAAGAGACAAAAGAAAAGATAAG